CATTCATGGAACTTTTCGATTAAACGGGTGGCGCTTGCTCCGTCTGCGACGGCGCCGGCGTTTGGGTTTGCGAAGGCGTTTCCGCTCCCGGCTGATTGTCTTCGGATCCTCCCGCCGGCTCTCCACGTCGATTGGACCGTTGAAAACATCAACGGGGTGTCGCATATCCTCACGAACGAAGGCACGGTGATCTATCTTCGGTACGTGGCGCGGATCACCGATGAAGCGGTGTTCGATGAACTCTTCGTCGACATGTTGGCGTGTAAAATCGCGTGGCACTGTTGTGAAACCATCACACAATCGAATCAGAAAAAAGCCGACGTGATGGCCGAGTACAAAGAGGCGCGGGCTGAAGCCCGTCGGATTAACGCCTTTGAACAAGCCTCCCCACAAGAACCCGAGCCCCCATGGTTGGTAGCGCGACGTGCGGGGAGTGGGGAACAGAACTGGTTACGGTTTGGGAGTGAAGGATAATGCCGAAAGTCTCGCCGATTCAAAGTTCGTTTTCGACAGGTGAAGTCTCGCCGCTGTTGTATGGGCAGGTTGAGTTTGACAATTACAAGTCCGGGCTTAAGGTCTGTCTCAACCTTCTCCCTCTTATTCAAGGCCCCGTCACTCGACGCCCCGGCACATATTTTTGTGATGAAGTCAAAGATTCTTCCAAGCAAGTGCGGTTGATCCGCTTCAAATACTCCACGCAGCAAGCCTACATGGTGGAGTTTGGGCATCAATATATCCGGTTCAAGCGAGGAAACGCCCCGGTCACATTGACGGCGCAAGCGATCACCGCCGCGACCAAGGCGAACCCCTGCGTCGTTACCTATACCGGATCCGATACGTTCAGCAACGGGGATGACGTGGACATTTCCGGCGTGGTCGGAATGATCGAACTCAATAATCGGCGGTATCGGGTCACGAACGTAAACACCGGGGCAAACACCTTCGAACTGCAAACCCTGTACGGAACCAATATCGATAGTTCGAATTTCACCACCTACGTGTCCGGGGGTGAGATTGCGAAGGTCTACGAAGTCGTCTCCCCGTATGATGAAGACCAGTTATTTCAGATCAAGAGCGTGCAATCCGCCGATGTGTTGTTTTTGACACACCCAGAACATACGCCTCGGAAACTCTCGCGGTCGGCGAATACCTCATGGACGCTCACGTCCATGAACAACGCCGTCTTGAAAGACGGGCCGTATCTCCCTACGAACACGACTGCCACGACGTTGACCCCGAGTGCCGCATCCGGAACCGGCGTCACGCTCACGGCGTCGGCGGTGACGGGGATTAATAACGATACCGGGTTTCAAACGACGGATGTGGGCCGATTGATTCGGATTAAAGAAGGGTCGGCCTGGGGCTACTGTCGCATCACCGCGCGGGCGTCGACCACATCGGTGACGGTCGACGTTATCAACACGCTCACCAACACCAGCGCCAAGACCTTTTGGCGCCTTGGACTCTATTCCAACACGACGGGATACCCCGCAGCCGTGGCGTTCTACGAAGACCGATTGGTGTTTGGGGGATGCCCGGCGGCCCCTTCGCGCGTCGATTTCTCCCGCACGGGCGATTATGAAAACTTCGCGCCGACGGATACCGATGGTACCGTGGTCGATGATCATGCGATTTCGTACACGTTGAATTCAGACGAAGTGCAAGTGATTCGATGGATGAAAGGCGACGAAAAGGCGCTCATCATCGGCACCCTCGACGGGGAATGGCCGATGCGCCCGAGTACCGCCTCCGAAGCCCTCACCCCGACGAACGTGTCGGCGAAGCAATCGACCGCCCGCGGAAGTGCGGACTTGCAAGCGATCCGCGCCGGCGATGCGATGCTGTTCGTCCAGACGGCACAGCGGCAATTGCGCGAACTCGCCTACGTGTTTGAAGCGGATAAATTCAGAACGCCCGACGTGACGGTGCTGTCGGAGCACATTACGAAGACCGGGATCAAGGATTTCGACTATCAAAAGCAGCCGCATTCGATCGTGTGGTTGACGCGCAATGACGGCACGCTGCTGTCCTTCACCTATGAACGCGATCAAAAGGTGCTGGCCTGGGCGCGCCATGCGGTGGGCGGGTACTCAGAAGCGACATTGACGGCGCCCGCGGCGGTGGAATCCGTGGCCTGTATGCCGAGCGCGGACGGCACCCGCGACGAAGTGTGGGTGGCCGTCAAACGTCTCATCAACGGCCGCATTGTACGCTACATTGAATATCTGACGAAAACGTGGGAGAAGGACGACGTACAGGAAGATGCGGTGTATGGGGATTGCGCGCTCACGTACGACGGATCGCCAATCACTACCGTGACGGGGTTGTGGCATCTCATCGGGGAGACGGTGGGGGTCTTAGTCGATGGCGCCGCGCACCCGTCCAGGGTGGTCAGTTCAACCGGCACCATCACCTTGACGGCTCCGGCGTCGAAGGTGCAAGTCGGATTTACATACAACAGCGATGGGCAGATGTTGCGCCAGGATGTGGGGGCGGCGGATGGGACGGCACAAGGGAAAATTCAACGATCTCACCGCGTTATTTTACGGGTTCATGATACACTCGGGTTGCTCACGGGGTCAGGGTTCCATATGACCGGGCCGGGGAAGTTGACCGAGACGACGTTTTATCGCGGAACGACGCCGGGGGATTCTATGGTGCCGCTGTTTACCGGGGATGTTGAAATCCAATGGGAAGGATCCTACAGCACGGCGAATTATGTGACGTGGCGGTTTGCCGGCATGTTTCCGGGAACGGTGCTCGCGGTGATGCCGCAACTCCATACGCAAGACCGATGATCTCATACGGGCCATTCAAAGCGGCTCATCTCTACGAGTTGAACGTGCAAGAGGCGCAACGATGGACGATGGCCTACCTCGAACCGAACATCGCAACTGGCCTCGAAACACTGTGGTCGAATACCGTCTTCAAAGATGGGCGCCCGATCTGTTGCGGCGGGGTGATCGCACAGCGGGCCGATTACGGCATCCTCTGGTCGTTCGTCGGCTCGGACGTGACACCACATGATTTCCCCATCCTCCATCGATTGGTCAAAGCGTTTGTGGGGGCGCTTCCATTTCGGCGCCTTGAGATGCACGTGGATTGCGGCTTTCGGAACGGGCATCGGTGGGCGAAGGCTCTCGGGTTCACGAAAGAAGCCGAACGGATGCGGGGGTTTTTGCTCAACGGCGGGGATGCCGCTATGTACGCGAGAGTGAAAGGGTAAACCGTGGCCGATCCAGTCACCATCTTCGCCGGCGTGTCAATGCTCGGGGGGCTCATGGGCGCGATGGGCGCGCAAGCCCAGGGGCAAAGCCAAGCCATGGCGCAACAGTTCAACGCGGATATCGCCGGCCGTAATGCCGGGCTTGCTCGGGAAGCCGCGGCAACCGATGCCGCGATGCTTGAACGGCAGACCCGAATGCACTTGGGATCGATCCGAGCCGCGTATGGCGCCTCGGGGGTCACGGCCGCGGGGAGCCCGCTTGATGTGCTTGAGATGAGTGTGGCGAACGCCGAACGCGATCGGCAGCAAATTCTCTACAAGGGCGAACTCAAAGCTCTGGGTTATGAGGACACCCGCACGCTGAGTTTGTTCGGCGCCGATTCCGCGAAGAAACAAGCCGAGTTCAGTTCGTTCAGTCAATTGCTCACGGGCGTCACCGGGGGCGCGAAACTCTTCACCGCCGGGCATACCGCACCATCGGCCGGCGCGCCCGTGGCGATTAGTTAAGAGGAACCATGCCGCAGATCAAAGAGTACACGCAACGAGTCGGGGGCGCCGCCGAGTTGCCCCTCGCACAAGTGACCCGGCAAGCCTACGCCTCGGATTTCAACGGGGCGGGTGTCGGCGCACAAATCGCTGGCAACGCGCTCCAGCAAGCCGCGGCGGACGCCGGGGCGATCCAACGCATGGTTGAAGATCAGAAGGCGAGGAAGGAAGTCACCGACGCCGCGGTAGAACTTGCGCGCTTTAATTCGTCGGCCGCACACGAACTGAAGAACGCCGAGAAAAACGGCGAGTTGAACGACGATGCGTACACCGAACAGTACATGGCGCGCATCAATACGAACCTCGATCTCGTCGGGTCCAGATTTGAAACCACCGCCGGCCGGCAGGCATGGGAACGGGGATCCGCCGAAATGAGCGGGCACTATTTGATTGCCGCGGGGGAGGCGCAAAGTCGCGCCGCGGGGATTCGCGCCATTTCACAATACAAGGATTTCGTCGACGCCACGCGAAACACGGTGATGAATGACCCGTTCCAATTTGAGCGAATGGAGCAAGGCGCCGCAAACGTCATCAACGACCCAAAAGGCATCTTCGCGCATATTCCGTCAGATAAGCGCGACGAACTCGCTAGGACGACGAAAACAGAACTGGCGAAATCCGCGGTACAAGGTGTGATTCGATTGGATCCGCGTATTGCGATGCAGCAATTGACGGGCGATAAATGGGATCCCTACCTCGACGCCGACAACAAGCACGCACTCATGACCGAAGCGCGCGTGGGAATCGCCGGCTTGGACGCGGAAGCGCGCCGACAGGCAGCCGAAGCCGCGCGGCAACGGAAACGTGAGATCGACCAGACGAATCAAAAGATGGTGGAACTCTATTCGTCCAAGAGTCTGACGATCCCACAAGTGCTCGATTCAAACCTCGATGCGGTGGGTGAGGGGTCAAAAGAACATTGGGTGAAAATGATCGAGGCGCAAAACAAGGAACACAGGTCCGCTCCGATCAAGAAAGATCCTCGCCTCTTTGTGAACACCCTTGAGGGCATTCGCAAAGGCACGATCAGGTCAGAAACACAGATTGAAAACCTCTTTGCCCAAAGTGCCGACCGTGGGGTGGGGATCACCTGGGAAGATACCAAACAACTCCGACAAGAATTGGTGGAACTTCGGACGCCGGAAGGCGCGAAGCTAAGCAAACAACTGGATGACTTCTTCGCCAGTCGAAAAGCCCAGATTGATAAATCCAACCCGCAGATGGGAAAGATCGATCAAACGGGCTCGGCGAAAATGTATGACTACATGACGATGGTTCGCGATCGCGTTGACGAGTACAAACGGCAAGGGAAAGACCCACGCGTGTTGCTGGATCCAAAAAGCCCGGAGTTTTTGGGATCGCCGGAAACCCTCGCGCCGTATCAGACGACGATTCAAGAGTCGATTCGTAATCTCTCTGAGAGT